CGATCCGGCAGCGCCCGCCCCAGCGGTTTCCCCTGCCTGGCGGAGTGCGTCGATTTTGCCCTGGAGTTCGTCGAACTCCCGCTGCTCGTCAGTGGTCAGGCCGCGGGCTGCGGCCCTTGCCGCGTCCACAATGGCCTGCTGGCGGGCAAGCAATTCTCTCAAATTCATGGGGTTTGCCTCCTAAAGATGGTTTTTGTTTATTTGCAACTGCCGCTCATAAAGCGACAGGTCCGGGCTTTCTTGCGGGGCCTCCTCGTCGGACCGGCCAACGCCCACCGAGGCGTCCGCAGGCACCGAGACAATAGAGACCTCCAGCGGGGTCCACTTCCGTGCAATCTGGCACGGGCCGGTGAATCGGCCATCCGCCGACGTTGCACCGACTTTGACCTCTTCCCATGTGTCAATTCTGTACCGCACAGATGTGGTTTTTAGGGTTCCAGACTTGACCTTTGCAAAGATTTTTTCCGCATCGGCGTCCGTGTCAAACTCAACTTCCGCCATGCCTCGGTTATCTTCCACCCAGGCACGGAGGACCTTTCCCACAACGGTGTCAACGTCGTGGTTGAACAACAGGACACCCACGCTGTTCAGGCGTTCCAGGTCTACCGCCATCCCGGCATGGTCCAGAATCTCCATGCCGAACCAGCGGCGGTACGGCTCTTCTGAGGAAAAGCTGACAATGCGACGGCGGCTGTTTTCGTCACCTGCAGCCCTGTTAGATACAATGGTGCCCATGCAGCGGGTGCCTTGGTCTTTGTTACTCCGCTCCGGTGTTTTGCATTGCTGCTGTCGTTCCTTGCCCAAAAATTACACCTCCTAGTTCGATTCCGACGTCCTGACCATAGGCCAAAACCTCGGCCATTTCGTTGACAGCGTCCTTCCAGTCTCGCCCCTGCTCTGCACAGATTTGGGCGAATGTCTTTTGCCCTGATTGCAGGGCGGTTTTATTTGCGGTGCTCTCCTTGGCCGGGTCAATCCACTTTTTCGGGGATTTAACCCAGTGATGGTTCAGATACTCCGCCCGCTTGTCCCAAAAGCCGGGCATATTGAAAAGCCCCGAGAGATAGCCGGAAATAACAAAGGTTTCGTACACCTCCGACATGATAGCAGAAAGCATTTCGACATCCTCCGCAAAGGTGTCCTCGTCCTCAATGGAAGCTTGGCGGGCGCTGGAGTAAGTGGCTTGCGACATATCGCGGCTCGTGGCCTCATAAGAAAGCCCCTGACCCGCACCAATCAATCCCCATTGCATTTTCAGGAATTGGGTGGCATCTGCTCCGGCGGATTTCGGGTCAACCACCTGCACCTCGTCCCCGGCGTTCAGCTCGGAGATCATGCCGGGGGCCAGCTTTTTGCCAGCGTAATCAATGCGCCCATCCGGCCCAACCGACGATTGGCGCCCGATTCCGCCAGACGGCAGCGCCTTTTTCACAAAAACGGCCAGACAGGCGGCAATCCGCTCCTTAACTGACACCGCGGTGATAAACTCGTTTGTGTCCCGAACCCGTGTAATGGTGGGGGCCATGTCGGAGATTTCCCGCAATTGACTGGGCCGCTTTTTCGACCAGTAGGGAATCACATTCTTGGCCTCGATGTAAACCGGCTCCCGGATTTGCCAGCCGTCCAGGTCATATTGCCTGATCCAGTAGCCCACAGGGCGGTTAAAGGCGTTATATTCAATGCCGCCCACAACCTTGTGATTTTTGTTGTGGGGCGTCGATTGGTCAATGGCCAGCTCGTCCACCTCGATGGCTTGCAGCTTGAAGGGGGTTAGCCCCTCCGGGGTGTAGCGTTTCAGCAGTAAGATCCCGCCGTCAACCTTCTTGCGTTCAACAGCCATCCGCAAAATCTGGTTGAACGACTGCGTGGCCGTCACATCACAATTTTGGGCCTTGCACCAGATTTTCCACTGCTGTTCAATGAAATCATCCAGCGTATCGTTTCCGGTGCGGGCCTGCAGGGCGTAGCCCTTGCCCACCACATTGCGCCGATAAGCCCATAAGACGGACTGTGCAATGTCGCTATTGCGCTCCAGGTCCCGCGCCCTGGCGCGGATGACATCACGGCTGTGCTTGTCTGTCGCCTCCGCGCTCTCGTTATGTGCCCGCCAGCCCGAATTGAGGCGCCCGAAACTGGCCGCATCGTAATTCCTGACGTTTTCCAGCTCTTGCCGCCACAGTTCCCGTTCATAGGCTTTTTGTGGGGATATAACGGCGATTAGATTGTCAACAAAGCCCATTGCCGTCACCGCCCTTCAAAATACGCCACAAATGTGCGGTCAAGCAGAAAACCCGAATCCTCGGACGCAATTTGTGCCCGCAGGTCGGCCCGCAGGGATTTCAGCATGGCGAGGTCGGCCCGTGTCAGGGAACGGCTTCCGATTTTGTAGGACTGCCCGCCGGCCAAAACCGCAGTAATAGCAGCATTCACCTGGCCCAGCAATTCCTCCGGTGTCGTGTTGTTGTCTATCATGGTTTCCTCCGATCATACCCATTTGTCGTTTTCGCCGATCCACACCTCTTCTTTCGCCTGCGGCTGCGCTGGCGCCGGCTTGGCGGGCGCTTCCCGCCCGGCCTCCTGGCTCTGGAGGTGCAGAAAACGAACACCAAGCACATCAGCCGCCGCCGCTGCGTACACCTCGCAATCCAGGTAATGGTTGGCCGCATGGGTGGCTTTTTTCACCCAGCCCTGGTTCACCTTGCCGCCGTTCCGCTCGGTCACCTTATGTTCTGCGGTCACCTGCTGGGCATACTCTAAATCACACTCGGCATGAACCATCCAGGAGCCTTTGCCGTTCTCTTTTTTCATCCGGGAGGCGATCATGTCTTTGTATTTCCCGCCGTCTACCAGAACCAGGTTCATGCCATAAGCTCGGCTGTCGGTCTTGTTGACCGTGGAGAGGGAATAGTGGGAGTTTCTGGTGCCCGTTCCCTTGCACGGCAGCGCCCACTCGGAATTGTTGGCACAGATTTCGTATACTTCATCCGTCTGATCGCCGCTGTCAATCAGGGCAAGGTTCACCACAATCTTTTCGCCGCTGGGTTTGGAATACTCCAGATTCATGATTTCTACGGTCTCGGCAATTCCAGCCGCCTGACCGTGGGCAATGTTCTGGCTCGTCATGTGGTCGCCCCATGCCCGTATGGTCCAATAAAGGCAATTTTCTTGCACGTCTATACCGGCGGTCAGGATTTTGGCCCACTCGGGGACAGTATAAACCGGGGTGTCCGTCTGACGCTCCAGTACCAGCTCGGCGTTGGTTTTCAGCTTCGTGTCCTCCCACGGCTCTGCCAGCCAGGAGTTGGTGAAGTTGTGAAGCAATTCCGGGTCGTCCTTGGCATCCATGAACGCCTTGGCAATCTCCGAAAACCTGGTAAATGGGGAATATAGCGTGTTTATCCAGTATGCAACGCTCTTTGGGGCCTGCGTCCGCTCGCGGACAATTTGCCAGCGGCCACCCTGTAGCATACGGCCTTTGTCTTGGTCTGTAATAAGGCAGGCACATTCCTGGCACACATAGACGGCCCTTTCGGCGCGGTCTGTCGCCTCCGGGATCTCATCCTTACTTGGCCACCTGATTTGCGCAAACTTTAGCTCGATGTACTCCCCACAATGGGGACAGGGGACAAAATAATGCTTTTCGGCATCGGCGGCTTCTTTTTGCTTCCAAATGTGCCCGGTGCGCAGGGTCGGCGTGGATGTTATGAAAATCCGCTTACGGTGCATATATGACTTTGCGCGTTCAATGGCGAGGCTTACCGGGTCGGATTCTTTTTTGCTTGCCCCCGGATATTTGTCCACCTCGTCTAAAAACACATACCTGAAATTGGTGCTGGATAGATCGCCCGGACTGTTGGCACCAGTTAGATGCACGGTCATGGTGTCGAACTTTAGCGCCCGTTTTTTGCTTGCGTGTTGCCTATATTTCGCCGCCAAAACCTTGCATTTTAAGATCATTGGTTCCAGCTTTTCCTCCACGGTCCGCTCGGCTAGGTCGTCCGACGGATAAACAATCAGGGTTGGGCCGGGATCCTGGTCTATCAGACTGCCCAGCATGTTTTCCATGGCGGAGGTGCCGCCCACTTGGGTGGGTTTGACAAAAATAATCCTTTCCACATCCTCGCCGGAAAGGGTGTCCATGATTTCTACCAGGTACGGCGTTACATTGTTCCGCCACGGCCCCGGAATAGAATTGCCATCTGGCAGCACCCTGTTTTCCTCGGCCCACTTGGAAACCGGCTGAATGACCCGCGGCCTCAAAATGTCGATAGCCGGGTATATCCACGCGGCGACGTTATACGGCTTGAACCTGTACTTTTTCACTCCGCCGCCTCCTCAGCTTTGGCCGCACCCACGAACAGCGAAAACATGGCATCAAGTTCTTTTTTCATGCTCTTTTCCATGGTTCTGGCCGTGGCCATGTCTGTATATGAGGCCATAACCCCGGCCATTCTGCTGGGGATTGCGTCGGTGAACTTTCGGAAAACGGTCATAAAATCGGCCATTTCCTCTTGGGCCTGCTCTGCCGAAATATAACGACCCTTGGCGATGTCCGTTTTCATCTTGTGGAGTTCGCCCTGGCTTTGCTTCAAGGCGATTTCGGCCTGCAATTTTTGAAGGTTTAACTCTGCGGTTTGCCCACCGTCCCCGCTCTCTTGGGCCTTATGCTCGACAAAGGCCATATATCTCTGGACGGTTTCGCAGATCCGGTATTTTCTGCCGCCGCCACCCGGCGGGACTTCCGTGGGCAATATGCCCTCCTGGGTCAACTGCTGAACCCGGCGGACCGTTTTCCCAAGCAGCTGGGAAATCACGGTGGAGTTGGCCCACTCCGGGACCGTGCCGGACATAACTGCCGGCTTTTCTTTTTTTGCCGTTCTGGCTTTTCCTTTCGCCACCGGCAGCACCCCCTTGCTCCCGGCTATGCCCTGGGCACCGCCCGCCATCGCCTTTTTGGCAGCCCATTTTCGGGGTGCCGGTGGCCATTTATGGGCAAGCGCATGGGGCGCCGTTTATTTCGTTTTTGGCAAAAGTGCGATTTCGCTTTTTCGCCCCTCTTTTCAAGTGCCATTTTTCACCCCCACCCCCTAAAGGGGGGTGCCGATTTCCTGATGCCGTTTTTGTATCGTCAATGCGTAACGTAACACCCCACTTTTTTTCTGTTCTCATGGGGCAAAATACCGGGCCTTCTTCGCCCCGCACCCAGGTAGACCCCCGGAAGGACCCAAAAGGGGGGTG